GGGCTCAATCAATGTCGAGCGTTATGATGTCCGTTCAGCTACACGCCAAGCATGGCTAATCAAAGCCTCCCGCTGTGCATCAGACATTGACGCTAAAGAAGGCACAAGCGATGTAAAGCTCAGCCAACTCAAAGCGCACTGCATAGAGATGGCTGAGAAGTATCGTCCGGTGGTTTTCGCATGAGCCCCATTCTCCGTGCAACGCTTCAGGCTGGCTTAGTGCGCAACCTATGCCAGACACCTATTGAGGTTCACCGCTTCACGTTGACGGAAGACGGCAGAGGTGGTGTTACTGAGACATGGCGCAAGGTTGCCGATTACAAGGGCAGGTTGTCAAACCAAAGCGACACAGAGAGCATTGTAGGCGGTGGCATCCAGCCTTCTGCATCATGGAACATTACCCTCCCGGTTGGTGCTGATGTCATGGCTCACGACCGTGTTTATGTTGTTGGTGATGAATCGAAATACTATGACGTTGTTGGGACAGACTTTGGACAAACGGACCTTTTAGTACAGCACGTCGGACTAGTGGAGCGGGTGGCATGATGGCAGAATGGATGCAACTAGGCGCGGTGATAGGTATCCCTTTGATTGCTAGTATCAGCGGGTTATATAAGATGCTTTGGGATATCAAGTCTGACATCCGTATTCTGGTACACGATGCCAAGCAAACCGAAGCCGATCTGGTAATAATCAAGAAGGCGATAGCAAGACTAAGCGAGCGAGTAGCAGCACTGGAGGCAAGACATGGCTAGTATTAGTATCAAGCGGTTGGTGGTCGTTGTTGTCGTGGCTTTTGTAGCTGCTTTCACTTCTGTTTTCGGTGATGGCATCAGGACCGCTGAAGCACACGACCTTAGCGAGCTGGGCGCAGTGATGGCGCTGTACGGGAGCAAGGCGGTAGCGGCTGGTGTCTCCGCTGCGGTGAGTTCTGTGCTGGCGTTCTTGACGATGCCGTTCAAGGGTGTTGAGGCTAGTGCCTTTAAGGTGGGCAAATGAACTTCCAGAATGTACGCATCGAGCAGGTAACTTCACCGAATCCAGACTGGATTATTTATGGTGAGTTTTATTCTTTTGATGGTGTCAAACTTGGAGACTTTGGACCAAATGGAACATCAGTGTTTCAATGGTTTCCGCAACAATCATATGATTTTCAGTTTTACGTTGTAAATCAGTTCATTACTTATATGGCTGCTGAGATTGCGAAGGGTGCATCTAACTAATGGCTACAGCTTATGTCAGCCCAACAGGTTCGGCGGCTTATCCCGGTACTGTTGGTGCGCCTACATCGCTTTCAACAGCATTATCTTCTGCTGGTGCTGGTGACATTGTTTACCTTGCACCGGGTTCATATCGTGGGACATTTACTCTGGGAGTATCTGGCACAGCGGGTAATACCATACAGTTTATTGGAGATCCTTTAGCGACTCAAAATATAGGCGGTATAGCGGCTGGTATTGTTCGTGTGACTAACTACCTAGTCGATAATGCAAACCCAACAAATGCAGTATTGTTCACTGCTATTAGTCAGTCTTACTGGTCGTTTTCAAATATTTATTTTGACGCATATAGAAATGGTAGTACAATTTATGCGTTTACTTTAACAACGTGCACAAACTGGTCATTTGATAAATGTGCAATCGTGTCAGTGCGTAGTAGAGGCGCAATTATAACAACGGCGGCAAATGTTGCATTGAATGCGTCCTTCACGAAATGCGTGTTCAATATAGTTGCTTCTGGTTATGCTTTGGATTTAAATATGCCAAATCATAGCGGTAATTACAATGTCAATTTCAGTTTGACAGAGTGCATCAGCTCAGGGTCAATTATTCAATCTTTTAACGGTTCTCCGGGTACTTCTACAAACGCCGGGGGGATTACAATTTATAACTGCTATAGTTCGTCTGGCACTTGCGTTCAACTCTATCAATCTAATACAACACATCCAGCATACGTCTATAATTCGATACTAAATAGCTCAGGAAACGCAATAATTTCAAGCGTAACTGATGCAGTAATTGAGAACTATAACGTAGTAATCGGAAGCACCTTTTCTGTCACTGCTGGTGCTAACAGTTTCTATGCTGGTGCGATTGGACTTGACTATGGCTATAGTGCAATTGTTGGATTACCTGCACCTTCCGTAAATGGTCCATACCTTGGATCTCGCTTACTTGGAGCAGGCACAGCCACAGGCGCACCATCAACAGATGCAGATGGAGTAACGTGGTATCAATCGTTGCTAGGAATGGGTGCATACACATATGCAGCTCGAAACAATGTGATTGGTTTCATAAATCAACCTGCGACTAACACCATCACTATCGCTCCCGGTAGCACATCACAATCCATCGAACTGTATCTCGGTGCAACTGGTCTTACAGCCTCCACAAGCGGTCTATCAGCCCGCTACAACCGCACACGCACTGCATCTGTATCTATCCCTCTAGTAGCCCGTACAATCGCTCAGGCGTGGACTGCTGGTGGCTTTGCCGAGGTAGACGCAACCAACATGCCGGGGATTTATCGCCTCGACCTTCCTGATGCTGCTTTGGCTGCTGGTGCCGACGATGTCACTGTAGTGGTCAGAGGTGCAAGCGGTACTAACGGTGCGGTAATGACGGTCAAACTGTCCTCTGGTGGCTTGACGGAAGCGCAGACGGCATCGGCTGTTCTTGATGCTGTTAGTTCCTCTTATGTCACGGCTGGCTCGATTGGGTACGCAATCCAGAACGGTAACGTGGCAAGCATCAGCGGTAGCACAGCGGCAGCCGATGAGCTTGAAGGTGCTTTACTTCACAACGGTACAGACTACATCAGTGCGGAACTGGTTACCCCAGTTACATCAGCCGCTCTGGTTCGCATGGGTCCGTTTGAGGTCAAGGCTGACGGCTTGGGAGCATCTGATCCGCTTGACATTCAGAAGGGCGCACAGCACGGCATCGATATCCAGTGTGTAGACAACAACGGCGCAGGGATTGACATTACAAGCGCAACGGTTACGGCTAAGGTCTACAACTCTGGTGCTACGCTGGTTGACACTTACTCCTGTACGGCAACCTATGCAGCTGATGGACGTGCAACCTTTACCATTGATACGACGGTTACGGACACTCCTGGCACTTACACTGCAACGATTACACGCACGACAGGTGCAAGCGATACGCAGGTATTCGGTCCACTGCGAATCTATGTGAGGGATATTTGATGAGTATTCTAAGCAGTTTGGCAAAGAAGTTTCTACGCATCCCTGAGATAAAGATTCCTTTTGGTGAGGTCATGCTCTTGAACCAGATCAAGGATGCACTGCAGTATCTTTCCTCAAGTGACCTTGATTTGTTGCTTGTGGCTATCAAGGCTGAAAGGGCTACCCGTGGCAATAATCTTTGATTTGACTGAAGACCCTCAGCAGGTCGTGCAAGTCTCCGCATGGGTCGGAGACTGGCACTCCTACGTAGTCCGCTTGGTTAACGAACTGGGAAGCCCTGTGGACATCACGACGGGTACTCTTGGTGCAACCTTTACCGACATTGCTACAGGTTCCAGTTATTCTTTTGGCGGTGGGAGCGTGACGCTAACTAAGCAGTACAGCGCACAAGGCATCTTGTCTGTTCTCAATCCTGCGGCTTATCCGACATCTGCCAATATCCGGCTAACGGTATCTTTTACGGTTGGTACTGATGTCCGGCGCTTTGGACCTTTAGAGATTGAGGTACTGGCTCCGTGATAAAGATGAGCTACAGCCTGAAGCAGGTAAACCTGCAAGCCTACCAGAAGAATCTGGGCAGGTTATCTCAGGTTGTCGGCAAAGCTGCTGCTGATGTTGAAGGCGAAGCAAAAGCCAGCATTCTCAAAAACTCTGGCAAGTACAAGCAATACGGTAATCACTGGTCAAGCCCTCCAGGCACTCCACCTAACAGCGATACCGGCAACCTTGCTAACAGCATTGGTCACCGTATGCTGACCCCTACATCTGCTGAAGTGTTTGTAGGCGCAAAGTATGGAGTACCGCTGGAACTTGGCTGGATATCGGCTAATGGCAACCATGTACCTGCAAGACCGTTTCTACGTCCTGCTGTTGAGTATGTAGCCCCATCGTTTCAAGCAGCGTGTAAGACTATCCTGAAGGGTGGCAAGTAATGGCATTTGAGCCAGCAGTTATTGAGCAATGGATCTACGAAACCTTGACAGGCGATACTACCTTGATGGGTTTGCTTGCTCCTGATAATAAGCCCAACGGCTTCCAGATGAGCGTATACAACACCATTGCCCCACAGGTAGACCCTATCAGCCGGAAGCAACCGATTACTCCTTACATCGTCTTTGATCGTGCAGGTAATGCAGGTCAAGACCAAGACACTATCTGTGGTAGCCGTGTTTTCACGTATCCGACCTACAGAATCACCGTGTGGGATACTGCAAGTGGTGCGGTATCGATGGCAAGCAGTGCTGCTATCATGTCCCGCATAGACGCATTGCTTGACAACCAGCACGTTTCGAGTACCTCGCCACGGTTTTACTGCCGGAGAGAATCAACAGCTCAGACGTTCGGTTTAGAGAGCGGTGGTCGGACAGACTTTGGAGTGAC